AAATTGATATTGGTATGGGTGGTATTGACAAATTCAATTCTGAAACAGGCAAATCTGAAATCATCAGAGAAAGTCAAATGGGCGATAAACCATTTACTATTGCAGATTATAATAAAGCACTACATGATGCAACAGTCGTTAGTGAACAACAAGGTGAAAATATGAGTGATGATGTAAAACAAGTGAAAAGAGTAGATATGATAAATGCTCAAAATGAAGTTTCAGACAAACAACAAATAGATACAGGTGAAGAACTACCAGAAAATCCTGGCGGAATCCAAATTGCAATGCGACCAAAAGCTGCAGTTAATATTATGAGATGTCAATTTCCTGCTGAAGTTACCACAGAAATAAATCAACACATTGAAGATACAATTATTCCAAATAATGTAGACCACTCAAAAGGTTTAGTCGGTCAAATATCTCAAAACGAAAGGTCAGCACAATTAACTTTCCCACACGAAGGTGATGAAGTTGGAGAAATGTTTAGTGGTGTCTTACAAAGACTTGCTAAAGAATATGTAGATAGAACTATTGGAATAGAGTGTGAAACATCTACAGAGAGTATGTGGACTGTACATAGTTATAGTGGCGATTACAATCCTGTACACGACCATGGCACTAGAACACCAATGGGTGTATCGTGTATCATGTATTTACAAGTTCCTAGATGTATTCAAACACTAGGTAATCCTGCTGAAGAATTTGAAGGATTAAATGAATCATCTGGTGCAGTAGATGGATTTACATATTTAACATGGGGTACTAATGGTATGCGTGATATTAATATGATGCGACCTATTACAGAAGAATATATTAAACCAGAAGTTGGTACATTGATTATGTTCCCTAGTTGGTTAAGACATGGTGTTATGCCATTCTTTAGTAGTAAAGAAGATGATGTAAGAATAACATTTTCAGCAAACATTAATATAAGTTTAAAAGAAAAATTAAGTGGCGACCATTATAGGAAAGACCATTCATGAGTTTAAAAGAACTTTCAGATTCTTTAAGCACAAAACAAAAACAATCTGTACAAAAAAATCAATCTTTTGATTCTCATGCACAAATAAAAACTGTTCCTGCTTATAAATTATTAGCAGTACAGTTTCCAGATGCATTTGTTGATGACATTAACAATCATATTGATAATGTAGTTATACCTAGTAATGTATCTCATGAAAGTCAGTTAGTTGGACAGATTAATCAAAACAAAAAATCTGCTCAATGGACTTTTCCTTTAGATGATGATATGGGAAAAGATTTTAAATTAGTTATAGATAGATGTGCAACTAGTTTATTAACAGATAAAATTGGATACAGTCGTGGTAGTATTGCAGAAGCATTTGAAGCTTGGAGTGTGCATAGTTATGCTGGAGATTATAATCCTTTACATGCACATGGTTGCCAAACACCAGCAGGATTATCTATGATAATGTATTTAAAAGTACCAAAGTGTATTGAAGAAAAACCAGAGTTTCCTACATTACATAATGCAGCTGGTGGTATTGATGGATTTACAGGTTTGATAACATCAACGAATACTATTCATGATGTTTACAGATTAAAGTTAGATGCACAGGAATACATAAAACCTAAGAAAGGATTTATGATAATATTTCCAAATTGGTTACAACATTGTGTCATGCCGTTTTTTGGTGATGGAGAACGAAGAACAATGTCTGCTAACTTTAATATCAGAGATAGTAAAGAAACACAAGAGCAATTTAAATCACCAACATTGACAAAAGAAATTAAATCTTAAAGGAGTATATTATGAAACTAAGTGAACACACTATTGAAGTGTTGAAGAACTTTGCATCAATAAATCAAAACCTTGTTATCAAGGAAGGTAGTACATTAACAACAATGTCTGCTATGAAAAATATTGTTGCAAAAGCAGATGTAGAAGAATCATTCGATAAAGAAGTTGCTATCTATGACTTGAATGAATTTCTTGCTTCTATATCTTTATTTACAAGTCCTATTTTAGAATTCAATGAGGGATTTGTAACTATTAAAGAAGAAAATAGTCCAAAGAACTCTCTGAAATATTTTTATTCAGACCCATCAGTTGTTACTTCACCAAATAAAACGATTACTATGCCAAGTAAAGAAGTATCGTTTACATTAAATGGTGAGAACTTAAACAAACTGAAAAGAGCTGCTGGTGTAATCCAAGCACCAGATTTAGTCTTAGAGAAAAAAGATGCTGATGTATTTTTAACAGTTAAAGATAAAAAGAATGATACAGCAAATACTTTCTCTATAGATGTTGATACAAAAACAGAAGGTAGTAACTTTAAGTTTTTCTATAAAGTAGAAAATCTAAAAGTAATGGAAGGCAACTATGATGTAGAAATATCATCAAAGAACATTAGTCATCTAAAATCTACTAACAAAGATGTTGAGTATTGGGTTGCACTTGAACCAGAATCAAGTTATGAATAACAAATTGGACTTTATATTATGGAAACTTTTTTATGGGTGGAGAAACATCGCCCAAGCACTATTAATGATTGTGTTTTACCAGAGAACCTAAAAAAAACTTTTAGAGAATTTGTAGAAGACAAACATATACCAAATCTAATTTTATCAGGTGGGCCTGGTGTCGGTAAGACTACTGTTGCCAAAGCAATGCTTGACGAAATTGGTGCAACATCATTACTAATAAATGGTTCAGAAGAATCTGGTATTGATGTTCTCAGAAATAAAATTAAAAACTTTGCCTCTACTGTATCACTTGAGGGTGGTCGTAAGTATGTGATACTTGATGAAGCAGATTATTTAAATCCTCAATCCACTCAACCTGCTCTTCGTGGGTTTATGGAAGAATTCCATAAGAACTGTGGATTTATTCTTACTTGTAATTATAAGAATAGATTAATAGAACCATTACATTCAAGATGTAGTGTAATTGATTTTATTATTGCAAAAGACGATAAACCAAAACTTGCTAAAGACTTCTTTGGTCGTGTTAAAAATGTTTTAGAACAAGAAAATATAAAATACGAACCTAGAGTTGTAATGGAAGTGTTGACTAAATACTTTCCAGACTGGCGAAGAACTTTAAATGAATTACAAAGATATTCTACATCTGGTGAAATAGATGCTGGTATTCTTGTAAATGTTAGTGAGGTAAATATCAATGAACTTATGGTTGCACTCAAAGAGAAAGAATTTACAAATGTCAGAAAGTGGATTGTCCACAATCTGGACAATGACCCTGTGCGTATTTATCGTAGGATTTATGATAATCTTTACAACCATGTTGATGGTGGCACAATACCTCATGCAGTTCTTATCTTGGCTAAGTATCAATATCAATCAGCATTTGTTGCCGACCAAGAAATAAATTTACTTGCTTGTTTGACAGAAATTATGGTTGAGGTGAAATGGAAATAAGTAATGTACAATTAGTAAAACCATTTGGTCCTTTAGTGATGATGGCAGAGTTACCAGAAACTGTTATCAAATCATGCAATGAAATAGTTAATGTGATTAAAGATAGAAAAGATATGGGTTCTAGACTTGCTGGTCAGATTAAATCTGAAAGTGAAATACCACACCCTATGTTGGAACAAAAAAATGTTATGAATGTTCTTCATACAGTAGGAAAAAGTTATGTAGGACAAGCTTATTTAAATGCTGGTAAAAAAGATTTATATGATGCTGTAAACATTACAACTCAAATGAGGTCTATCTGGTCAGTATCACAATATGAAAACGAATATAATCCACAACACAATCATTCTAATTGTCAAATAAGTGCTGTGTTGTATTTAAAGATACCATCTATGACACCTAGAAATATAGTTGGTAAAAGTAATTTAGATGGTAAGATAGAATTTACTTTTTGTAATACTGATAGTATTTTTACTACAGGTTCTTTTGTGGTAAATCCAAAGGTTGGAACTTTATTACTTTTTCCAAATTCTTTGTATCATCAAGTATATCCATTTCAAGGTTTTGGTGAAAGAAGAAGTATTGCATTTAATATGTCATATAAAGCATTTGATAAAGTCAATGGAATACAGATTGCTGGCGATAGTGTCAATCTGTATAATGAAACTAATTATGAAGAAAGTATACCACATGTGAGGTTAGATAATGTATGAGTTAAAGGAATATCTCAAAGCAATTAATACTTCCAAAGAAAGACTTATGGATAGTGAAGATGAACAATGGGAAAAGAAATACCCAGCATACATTGTAAATAAGTGTCTAGCACCCTTTCAAGATACCATCTTCCTAGTTAATGAAATGAATATGAATCACCAGATAGATAAGAAATTACAGTTTGATTTTTTACTAAATACTCTAAGAACAAGGAACAGATATACCCCTTGGCTCAAAGCAAAGAAGGAAAAGGATTTAGAATGTGTAAAAGAGTATTATGGATATGGTAATGAGAAAGCTAAATCTGCTCTTAATATACTAAATGATGAACAAATAAAAACTATAAGGAATAGTTTAAATAAAGGTGGTAAACATGGAAAATAATGTAAATTGGAAACAGGAGCATATGTTTGAGGTTCTACTAAAAGAACCAGACGACTTCTTAAAGATTAGAGAAACATTATCTCGTATCGGAGTTGCTTCACGAAAAGAAAGAAAGTTATATCAATCTTGCCATATACTTCATAAACAAGGTAAGTATTATATTGTTCACTTCAAAGAATTGTTTGCACTTGATGGTAAGGATACTAACTTATCAGAGAATGATATTGCAAGAAGAAATACAATAGTTAAACTTCTAAGTGATTGGGGATTGGTAGAAATGAAAGCAACACCAGAACCTATCGCACCATTAAGTCAAATTAAAATTATTTCATTTAAAGAGAAAGATGAATGGGTGTTGGAAACTAAATATAACATAGGTAAAAAGAAAGAGGTAGAGTAAATGGCATATTCAAATAAAGTTTTAGACCATTACGAGAATCCTAGAAATGTAGGAACTCTTGATAAAGAAGACCCAAATGTTGGCACAGGTATGGTAGGAGCGCCTGCGTGTGGTGATGTGATGAAACTTCAAATTCAAGTTGATGATAATGGTATTATAACAGATGCAAAATTTAAAACATATGGGTGTGGTTCTGCAATCGCATCATCAAGTTTATTGACTGAATGGGTAAGAGGTCAAACTGTAGAGGAAGTAGAAAAAATTAAGAATAGTGATATTGCAAATGAACTTGCATTACCACCTGTAAAAATTCATTGTTCAGTACTAGCAGAAGATGCAATCAAAGCTGCACTTGCAGATTATAAAGGTAAACAAGAAGCAATGGGTAAATGGAAGCCTGAATAAATTATGAAAAACTTTCAATCATTCATCACAGAAGAAAATGTGAATGATGGTGATATTCAAATCGCCGTCTTAACGAAAGTATCATCTAAAGAAAAAGAAATTGTTTCTAATCAAATAAAAGAATACGCAGATAAAAATAAAATACCTTGTCACATAGTTAACACTAGAAAAGCATGGGTATCTACAAACGATATAGACAAAGGATTAATAAGTGTATCTGATATTAAAGGTGATAAAGTAGATTTTGATGTATCTAAAACAGTCGTATTTGTTCGTGCTGGAGTTTTAGATGATGAAGTAGGACTTGCATTACTTTCTACTTTTGAAAAAGCAGGTGCATTTATGATTAACAATCGTAATGGTATGTCAACTTGTGATAATAAAATGTCAACCTATATTACATTTAATCAAAATGGAATACAAACACCTAGAACATCTATTATTAATAACGAAGAATCTGTACAAGATGCACATAAAAGAATAGGTGGTAAGTTTCCTGTAATCATAAAAACTATTACAGGTACACAAGGTATTGGTGTATCAATCGTAAATGATTATAAAAGTATGATATCTGTTATACAATCACTATGGAAGTTCAACGCAGATTTATTGATACAAGAATTTTTAGAAATGGATTTTGATATTAGAACTATCGTTGTTGATGGTGTAATCATAGCATCAACTAAAAGAATAAAACCAAAAGAAGATTTTAGGTCTAACATACATAGAGGTGCTGATTCAAAACCACATGTATTATCAGATGATGAAAAAAAATTAATATTAGATGCATACAGAACAACAGGTGCATATATGGTTGGTGTAGACCACACTATTGTAAATGGAAAAGCATACATTTTAGAATGTAATGGTTCGCCTGGAATTGGTTCTAACTTTGGAAATGGTGATGGTAAAAATACAACAAATGAAAGATTGATTGAAAAAATATTAGACCATGTTGGAAAATTAAAAAGTAGATTTGTAGGTTCTACACAAACTGCTGGATATGTGGAGAGATTAGAGATAGTGGGTCTTGGCCCATTTCGTGCTAAGTTTGATACAGGAAATGGAACTAAGGCATCTATGTTTCATGTAGACAAACTTGAAATAAAAGGTAAGACAGCAAAGTGGGAAAGAGATGGTAAAAAATTTGTTAACAATATAATTGGTGTATCTAGACCTGTACATGTAGACCAGATAGATAAAAGACCAATCATATTAGTGGATATTAAATTTAACAACACACTTTATAAAGATGTGCCAATAGGATTAACCACAAGAGATTCTAGGAGTACATTTTTAATAAACAGGGAACTACTAACTAGATTTAAAGTTGCAGTAAACCCAGACAGAAAATTTGTTCTTTCTAGTTATATAGAAAGAGGAGATAAAAATGATGAAGACTATAGGAAACCGAAATGATAATTGATGCACTAAGAAAAAAATATGAAGCAGAGATTGCTGCTGCTAAAGCTAACATAAATGTTTATCAAACAAATCCTGCTGCAATTGGAGAACACCCAGATATCGTTGCAGCAGTAGATTCAGAGATGGTTAAACTTGCTGACGCCGAAGATAAGTTAGAAACCTTAAATAAACATTATGGTAATCAACCAGATTTATTAACATAAAAACATTGACAAAACTTGTTTAAAGCGAGTATAATTATATCATGCAATTTTACACTAATGTAACGCCTTGGGGTAATACTCTACTTGTTAGAGAATATGTGAATGGTGAAAGACTTAATCGAAAGGTTAAATATTCCCCTACCCTATTCTGTAAGGTAATTAAAGAAACCAAACATAAGACCCTTGATGGACAATTCGTTACACCTGTAAAACACGAAACAATTAAAGAAGCAAAAGAATGGTTAAAGTCTTATGAAGACCAACCACATTTAATTTTCGGTAATACTACATTTCAATATAATTATATTGCAGATGAATATCCCACTTATGTAAAATGGGATATAGATAAAATTCTTGTAGTAACAATTGATATAGAAGTTGCGTGTGAAAATGGATTTCCAAATCCAGAAGAAGCAATAGAACCATTACTATCAATTACAATTAAGAATCATCAAAACAAACAAATATTAGTTTGGGGTACAGGTGAATATAAGAACACAAGAGATGATGTAACTTATGTAAAGTGTGATTCAGAAAAAATGTTAATACAAGAGTTTCTAACTTTCTGGGAAAAGAATCAACCAGATGTTGTTACAGGCTGGAACACAGAGTTTTTTGATATACCATATCTTTGTAATCGTATTAAAAATTTATATGATGCAAAAGAAATTAATAGACTTTCGCCTTGGGGTAATGTATCAGATAGACTTGTTTATAAGATGGGTAGAAAACAACAAGTTTATGATATACTCGGTGTATCACATTTAGATTTTTATGATTTGTATAGAAAGTTTACTTATACTAATCGTGAGAGTTATAGACTTGACCATATAGCACATGTAGAGTTAGGTGAAAGTAAAGATGATAATCCATATGAAACATTTAGAGAATGGTATCTAAAAGACTTTCAATCATTCATTGATTATAATATACAAGATGTGGAGATTGTTGATAGACTAGAAGATAAAATGAGATTGATTGAGTTATGTTTGACTATGGCGTATGATGCGAAAGTTAATTATATGGATGTATTAGGTTCTGTAAAATATTGGGATATACTTATTTACAATGAACTAAGAAAAAAGAATATCGTTATACCACAAAAGATTCAAAGAGAAAAGAATGAAAAGTTTGAGGGTGCATATGTAAAAGACCCAATCGTAGGATTACATAAGTGGGTGATGTCGTTTGATTTAAATTCACTATATCCACATTTAATTATGCAATATAATATTTCACCAGAAACATTAGTTGCAGATGAAAAAGTTAAAAATATGTCAGTTGAGAAACTGTTAAATAAAGAAGTAGATACATCAATATTAAAAGATGCAACAATGACACCGAATGGTGCTTTATTTAAAACAACACAAAAAGGTTTCTTACCAGAACTCATGCAAAAGATGTATGATGATAGAGTAAAGTTTAAACAATTAATGATTGAGGCACAAAAAGATTATGAAAAAACAAAAGACCCAAAATTACAAAAGACAATTGCCAAGTTCAATAATATTCAGATGGCTAAAAAGATTTCACTCAATAGTGCATACGGCGCTATCGGCAATGTGTGGTTTAGGTATTACAATCTTTTGGTTGCCGAAGCGATTACTACAAGTGGTCAACTTGCTATTCGCTATATTGAACACGCTCTTAATGAGTATCTTAATAAAATACTTGATACCAGAGGAGAGGACTATATTATTGCGAGCGATACGGATTCGGTCTATATCACATTTGATAAGTTGGTTAGCAAAGTCTTCGTATCAGACACAGACAACAATAAAATCGTGGAGTTTTTGGACACAGTTGCTAAAGAGAAAATTGAACCTTTTATTGATAAAAGTTATCAAGAACTCGCTGAGTATGTAAATGCATACGAACAAAAAATGCAAATGAAAAGAGAAGTGATTGCAGACAAAGGTATTTGGGTTGCAAAGAAAAGATATATTTTAAATGCACATGATGTTGA